AGAATAAAACCAAGAACATTAGCTGATGTAATGTTTGATGGTGTAGCATTGATATCTGTTAAAGATGATCCTGCTGCAACGTTTGCAAACACATCTTGCTCAATAGCAATCTTCATGTTCTGAGCTGCATCATTTGCTGCTTCGTTCATGAAGTCGATATCGGCTTGTTCTCTTAGGATGTCATCAACTTTAAAAGCATAGCTTTTAGCTTTGTCGATGTTAAGTTCAATAGTAGATGAAGTAACATCTGAATAGGATAGAGATCCTGTGTAGTCAGCAACTGAAACTGCTGGTACTGTTCTAATGTTAACTTTATTACCTAACCCTGAAATTTCTCCTTCGTACTCGTTAGTTGTTACCTCAGATAAAACGGTCTGAGCATAAAACTTAGCTTGTAGTTTTCTAGAGAATACTTCAGGTATAAAATGTTGTTCACCAGCTGCGAAGCTAAAGCTTCCGCTTGAAGATGAATATGCCATATTAATTACCTCAATATAAAAAAATTATTTAAAGCAGTAATCCTCTATGGTCTAACCCTTCCGTCAGCGTAGGCTTGATCAATTTCTTTCTCAAGCTTTCTAAAATCCTTGTCAGAAAGTTTACCAATTTCTTGGGCAGTCCATATTCTTTTACTACTACCTACATTTTGTTTCCTGGCTTTAGAGAGTGAAGGTTCAACGTTTTGTTTTGCCTTTTCTACTAATTCCTTTTTAGAAACTTTTTTGGAAACTAGACCTAAATCATTTTTATATTTTGACAAGAGTGATATAACATCCTGTGCGTCACCATCGGATGCGGCAGTACGCCACATTCTTGATTGTCTCTCCAACCAAGTAACAAAATCATCACTGGTTGATACAGATTTCCAATCTGGATGCACATCAGCTATAGCTGCATAATGCTTCCTATCTGCCTCTTCTTGTTGAGACTTTAAGACCTCTTGTGTAGCCTGTTGCATCTTCTGATCCACAGATGCGATGCGAGCATCGACATAACTTTGAAGCGGTTTCACAATCTCTGGGTAATCTTTCATAATCTCACCTAGATCAATATTCACCTCTTCTTTCTGCTTTTCAATCCGAGTCTCAGACTTCATAACCTCCATAGCTTTAATTTTATTATCCATCTCAGCTATTTTAGATTCGAGTTCTTTCTCTCTCTGGGTAGCCTTGGTCATTCGTGCCTGAGCATTCTTGTACCTTTCTTCCCACTGTTCGGCAGACAGCAAACCCTTATCGGATTTAGCTTCTTCTTCCTGAACCTCTTCTTCGTTCTGATCAGATGCTTCTTCAGTTTCCTGAGATTCATCGGGTGAAGTTTCGACATCTTCTGCAACCTCTTCCGGGGTGTCTGGCTCTTCAACCTCTTGGGTAGCTAACCCTTTGGCTTCAGGTTCAGATTCCATCTGAGAATCTTGAATTTGTTTCAACATCTCATCAGCTTCTTTTTCAAGCTTTTCAGCGATTAACTCGCCTTTAGTTTTTTCTCTTTCCATTTTAACGGTCCTCTTTTGTTTGGGGGTGTCGATAAAAATTACTTATATATATTAGGTGTATCCTTGCGGGATCCTAATGCATTGATTACTTTGTCAGCAATCTGGTCTAAAGATACTATAAACTTAAGAATGTCGCAACGCCCTTGACTAAAGCGGTAGTCCTCCGTTATTTCCAACTGGTCCCGTTCCGCTTGGCGTAGGAACTCCATTTCTTCCATCAGGACCGACCACTCCGTCGGCATTTGGGACTTGATCAACTTGACCGCCTTGCTGGCTGGCAAGGATAGCTTGTTGTAGTGCTTGCTCATCCATTAACTCCTTTTGTGATTTAATTACTTCCTCAGGATCAATATCCAGTGATTTAGCTATGTCAGTTAATAGTTTTTCTCTATCAACCATTTGTGCATCTAGTGGATTATTGATTAAAGAAAGGAACTGTAACAATCTTTGTGATTGTACTTCTTTCTGTATAAGGGCTGTGGATCCTTTTGCGACAATACGCATATCTGATTTAACATTTTCATTTTCATTCCATGTCATGTTCCAATCATATAATGAACGTATCATTGGTTTGGTAAGGTAGTCATCAATATTTTTAATAACTGATTTTAAAACTATATTAGCGTTACTCATTAATATAGAAATACCTGTTGCTGTTCTATTAAGTGAGCTTTGTGTTTGTCCGTGTGTATAAGAAGGCAATGCTGTTGTTTCATCAGCAAATCTTCTAAATAATTCTATTACAGATACAAGTGCTGGTGAGTTTGATTGAGGCTGATAGAAACGAACCATAGGCTGGTTCCCATCTCCACCCTCTCGCAAAAATACTCGCCATGGATATAACTCTGTTGGGTCTTCACCAGAAGCCATGATATCAGTATTTACTTCAACCATAGGTCCTGAGGACAATGCTACATTGTCTAAATAGATTCTTGTAGCTGCGTTCATAGTGGCTTGAGAATCTCTCATCATTCTAGGTACGCCAGTTCCCCAGAATGCATGCGGATTCTTTTCATAAGGAAATATAAAGTAAGGGATAATGCCACCAGGTAAAGGATTAAGCTGTGCCTTAATAACTTTGCCGTCTATTATCCATATATTAGCGTGATACTCTTGAGCAAGATCATCATCATCTCCAAACTCAACTCCAGCATCTTGTAAATCATAGCCATTGATTGATCCCCAATATTCTAAAAGTTCAAACTTATGGGTTTGTGAAGATCTATCATTTACGTTAGCAATCTGTCTTCTGTCTTTTTCGTGCTGTGCCTCATCGTGATTACCCTCAGGATTCATTTCGATGCACTCTTCTATAAGGTCTTGATTAAAGCCTGGAAACTCTTTAAGGTTTTTAAACTCTTGTCTTGAGATAATATGTCTTCTAAATATATCTCTTAAATCATCCATGCTGGTTGCATGCGGGTCAGGGTATAAATCAAAAACAGATACAGCCTCCATTTCGGGGAAAGCACTCTCTTCATAGATTAATTGAAAGCCCTCATCACCTTTTACCCACTTATGGTCTTTTTCAATTCTAAGGGTGCCAGCTTTCATAGCCCCGGTACCAAAAATAACTTGCTCCATAATAGCATCTTTCATCTTGCTCTCAAGATTGCTTTCAACCGCTTGATCAAGAATAGCCTCTTCCATATTATCAACTCTAATAGCAGTTTCTTCTTTTAGCTCTTCTTCAAGTTCAATAAGACGTGCCTGTATTAAATCATCAACCAGACCAGGATCTACTACCTCTGCTGCTTGCATTATTTCTAGGGCTGCTCTTTCAGTAAGCTCTTGCTCTACTAGGGGCTGTTTTGCAATCGGGGTTGCTTCAATTGAAAAAAACTTTTGACCTGGTTGAAATAATAAATCTGTTATTCTTGAAAAAGCTGCCAACACCTTGGTTCGGGTAAGACCAACATATACCTGTGACCTATCACCCTTTGATTGTATCTTGGCTAATACTTCTGGATCGTACTGACCCATGAATGCTCTTAAGTCTTCAATCCAATCATCCTCTATATCATCACGAGCATCTTTATACTCGGTATATTTAGATTCTAATATTGATCCTAGTGAGTTGAGTTCATGCAGCTCTTCTTCAGAGGCTTCAACGGCTGCTGAGATTCCTTCGGGTCCTAATTCTTTATTCATATGTTTTTAAAAAAATTGTTTCTTTACTCTCTTAAAGTTCTGCCTATGTTTTCTAGGCATACTATTCAATCCAAATAAAGCAATAGCATATGCCATTATTCTATCATCAAAACACCCCTGTTGGGCATTTGTAATTCCACGAGCATCAACGACATAAGTTCTTAGTTCGTCAATCAGCTCTTTATCTACTATACCACTTTCACCTTGTCGTAGTAAGTGTACTAAGTTATCAATAATTAAGGGTTTTGTCTTGCTTGTAGTTAAAAAACCTGCACGTCGTGTTAAACGATCAACATAGGCATCATCTACACTTTGCTCTACATAAAGATTGGGATAGTTTAATTCTTGTATTTTTCTGATGGTTGTAAGTCCGTGATTGTTTCTTTCAATCAGCGTCCAAGCCTTATTATAAAAGTGTCCAATCTTGGCAACTATGTAAGCTAAGTCAAAGGGATCCACATGACCAGACCAAGTGGCTACTTGATTGCCTATATGATCTAGAACTTGGATACAGGAGTAGTCTCCGTGCTCTAAGCCTTCGGCAACATCCACTCCTATACAATACCTTAGAGAATCCTTTGGATTCTCGAAAATTTTTAGTAGCCCTCTCTCATGCGGAATAAACTCACTCTCACGAACATCGTAGCGGGAAATCGGGGTAAAGCAT